TTTATTGCTATCTAAAGCATCTAAACCTTTGCCATATATCATTTCGCTAATACCATTTATAATAGCATTATTAGTAGGGCTATTTTCATAGTTACTAATTAAGTGACTAAAATAATTGTTATCTGCACCATAACTTACCCACTCCTTATTAGACTTTTCTATAATCTCTGGGCTTGTATAGTTGCTTAAATTAACTACTCTTAAATCGTTCATAATATAATGTAATCGTTATCAAAACTATCTTCTTGTACATACTCATCTTTATTGATAGAGTAGTAATCGTTAGTAGTTTGGTTTATTGTTTGGTCTGTGCAAAATACTTTGTCTTTGTATATTACACTAGTTCCGTTTTTAACTTCTAATATATAAAAATCGCCTTCTGTTAGCGTTCCAAAAACCGCATCAAAACTCATATAGTTACCATCAGTTGATGCAGTAGGAGTTAAGTTTACGTTTGTACCAGTACTTTCGCTTGTAAGATTTACTGTTATACCCCCATTGATATATTGTCTTGGTATTATCTTAAAGGTCTTATTTCCGTTTGTGCCTATTAGCTTCATATTAATATATAAACAAAACTAATTTATTTTGTATTGTAAGGCATAAAAAAAGGGCTATCCGTTAAGATAACCCTAAATTTAAAACCCTAATTGTGATTATGCAGTTGGGTCGATTTGTGTTGCAGAAGCATCAGCAGTAATTACTGACCCAGTAACAAAGTAAGGCGGTGCAGTTTCTTGCGCTACCGCCGAAATTGTATATCCTGTCAAATCCCCCATTGCTGCGCCGCTTTGAATTTGACCCGAAACCACGTCAGCACCGTGTTCTAATCCCATAACGAAATAATTTCCGTTGTAGTCCTCTATTGCGATGTGTGGTCGTGCGTGTGCAATTAGTTTAAGTTCCTCTTGTGTCGCTTTGTCTTGGAATGTAAGTGTAAGGTTAAGTGTACTCTCATAGAAAGTTGTACCATTCTCACGAGAAGAATTGATAGCAGTTTCTAGTGATGAATTACCTTTAACATCAAACTGAAACCAATCTGGAGTTCCGCTAAATGCTGTAATCTCTCCAGAAACTATTGTGGCATCTCCTAAAGTACCAAAGTCAGCGAAGTAAATAGTTTTTATACCACCTACTGCACTTTTGCAAGGTACTTTTCTACCAGTTGTTAATGAACAAGCCATATTTTTATAGTTTTTTTAAATAAAAAAGGGTAGGGTAAATTTCCCCACCCCTTTCTACGTTGATTAATTAATTATTATACAGTTCTGTAAACGATGTCAGATACTTGAGCGTATTGTACACCCGCAGTAAATCTCATCACTACACGAACATTCATCGAGCCATCGATTTCTTGCATATCTAAAACAGATATATTATTCAAATCAGAAATTAAAGATGTGCCAAAAAACAAGTTAGACTTTTCAGCAGCAATAATTACATCGTCAGCAGCACCTCTTGCTGGAATAACTGGGATGCCATCAAAGAAAAGGTTTCCAAGAACTTGGTTGTTTCCTTTGTTTTCGTATCCGTTAGCACCAACTCCAGCTGCACCAAATCCGCCTAATGCACGAGTGTAAGCGCGAATTACGTTAGAAGCAGCATAAATAGCTAAATCTTCACTTCCGTAAACAGCAGTAGGGATAGCATCTACAACAGTACCTAATTCAGCAACTACGTTTGCAGCAGTTACAGCAGTACCAGTGATGTCTTGTCCTGCAGGTAAATCTCCATCAGCAGCTAACAATGTAGCAAATCCGTCGAATTGTCCAGAAGTTCCAGTATCTCCACTCCAAATATTTTTCTCTGTGCGGTCAGCTACTTTAGCAGCAACGTGAGCCAATACAAAATCAGAGAAAGAAGCTGGGAGAGTGTCGTTCAATCCAAAGCCCATTTCAGCCGCTTGCCACGAACTGTGTAGGTCTTTCTTACAAAGGTCAAGGTTTACTTGAAATTCCTCTGGCTGTAAGATTTTTTCTGTTAGTGTTAGTGTTCCTTGTCCAGTCTGAAAATCACAAGTAGCATCTTTAACGATATCGTCAGTTGAAGCCTTTTGGATTACAGATTTAAACTTGACATTAGGCATAATTGTAATATTACCTTTGTCTAATGTGTCCGCAGAAAGCAACGCCGCCGCTACGTACTTTGATGAAAATTCCCCCGAATATGAGGTTGTAATTGATAAACTCATTTTATTTTAGTTTTTAGTTATTTATTTATTTAGTTTTGAAAATACCCTATCTAATGTACCTAATCTTCTATTAGGTGCAATTTTAAATTGTACTTTGTGTTGTTTAGCCTCTGGGTTAGCTTTGATTGGCTCGGCTGCTGGCTCGTTAAGTTCAGCTTGTACTTCTTCTGGTACTTCGTTTAGCTCTACTTTTTCGTGCTTACATAATTCCTCTGTTACAAGGTTACCTAACTCATCTGCGCTTAAGTCCTCTTTAGGCTCTAACATTGCTTTGATTTCCTCAATCATTGATTTAACCTCTGCAAGTTCTTCTTTAGTAGCATAGCCCATTTCTTCTTTTTCTTCTTCAAGGACTACATCTTCTGTTGCTTCTACTTCTTCTTCTACCACTTCTTCTTCTGCGGCAGCTTCTTTAATTTCAGCAATAAGACCTTCTTCTGCTACTACAAGTATTTTACCATCTTCAAGTTCATACTCTCCAACTGGTACAGCTACTTTTTCATCTTCGGTAACAATAAATACTTCGTTACCAGCTTCAAACGCTTCTGCTTCTAAAACAGTTCCGTTCTCTAACGCTTGTTGTTCCAACTTAACTTCTTCGGATAAGTTTAAAACATCTTTGATTTTACTAATCATATCGTTCGTGTTCATATTAATATATAAGTGTTAAAAATTAATTTTGCATTTTTAGTTAGCATTTTCACAATCTGTACAATTATCATAAGCAGTTACGCTTTCCCATTCAAATCCACTTGTTTCATTATCTGCTTGTAAAACAGTATAACAACCATCGTGTCCATCGTGTACTAAATCAAAATAGTATACATTACCTATTGTTAATTGTTCTCCGTTCCAAACGTGTTTTTGTTGGCTATGCCCACATCGTTGTATTTTATATCCGTAGCTTCCTTCTGGTGGCGGTGTTTCTTTACCTACTGTGCTGCCTATGCCTTGCGCCCTTAAACTACCATCACAACACTTTATAGAATAGGTGTTATCCTCGCATAAACAAGCTCTGCGCCCACCTTTTGGACTTGTTCTACTTGGTGTAAAGAATTTTTTAAATCTACGCATCTAATTCTTTTAGTTTACTGTTAGCCCATCTTAAACCAGCCTTACCACCCCATAACAAGTATGAAATCGTACCACAAGCCTTTGTATCGCCCTCATCGTAGTATTCTTCTGCTCTTGACAAATAAGAATACATTCGCTTAATTGTTTCTTTAGAGATTGGTTTACCTTGCGCTAATTGTTGTGCTCTTACTTTTCCTACTTGGGTTGCACATTTGTTGTTTACCTTTTCGTTAAGTTCTAAACCTCGCTTTGCGTTATTCTTTACACCACTTGGATAATCCGAGTAGCTTTCAAGTATCATCTTCTTACCACTCTTAACACGCTTGTCGCTTTTTATAATAGCTCGTATCTCACTTAATAAATACTCTGCTTCAGCTTCTTCAATAGCTGCTAATTCGTCTTTTATAGTTTGGTCTTTAGGTCGTTCCATTTTATCAGCAAAATACCCCTCTATACTAAATCCTTTTACCTTACCAGTTTTTACAAACTCATTCCAAATCTGCTCGTTATTAACCTTAACACTTCCTACCCAAGTTCCTAATGGTAAGTCCATACCATACTTTACACTCTTGTCGTGTACCTTGTCCTCTACTATCCAGCTCTCAACTAATGATAGTCCGTTTATTTGATATTGGTGTTCTAAAGTAGAATTGTTTTGTTTGCCTTGCATTAAATACATTTGCGAAGCTTTTAAGACAGTATCTTTTGAGAAATATATATAATACTCATCTTCTCCGTTTCGTCTGTATATGGGCTTATTTGGAATAAGTAACGCACCCATTAAAATACGCTTTTCCTTGTCTACCTCTGCAAGTTTAAACTCTTGTGATTTAAGGGCAATAAAATCTTCTTCTATTGCTGGGTTTTCCACTACGCTAATAGCTTCTATACCTATTTCTTGTTCTTCGTCTAAAATTAGTTCTACTATCCGCATACTATTATATAATGTTTTTAATTATTTTTTGTATTTAGCTTCCAATCGTTGCACCCTCTACAATGTTGTTTTCTAAACTCTGTGCTGTTGTTATGTCATTTGCTACTACATACGCTTGTACTGGCTGTTGTGTCTGACTACCTACTGCTTCTGCTAATTGACTTGTTTCTGTTGCGCCTACTATATTGAATGATGGCGGTTGTGAGGATGCGGTTGGTGTTGATACACTTGCACCAGAACCACCAGATTTAGGATTTGTTTTTAAAATATCTTTAACAGATTTAAAACCTATTGCAGCAGTAGAAGCAATATTTGCTAACTTTAATCCAAACTCAAAAGGTGTTGCGGTTTTAGTAGCAAGTTCAGCAGATATACCTTGATATGTATTTATCAGTGCTTGAGCAGCAGCAAAAGCCTTACCTTCTTTACTGTTCTTACCTAAAGCATTTGATATATTACCAAACGTAGACTTAACCATATTTAGTTTAGCTTCGCTTTCTATTTTATCTATTTTCTCTTTATCTTCTTGTTCTTTTTTCTCTAAATCAACTCTTAATCCAGAATAATACGCAAGTACCTCAAGTTTTTGTTCCTCGCTAGCATTTAACTTATCTAACTCTGCTATCTTTTTTTCTTCCTCTAATGCAAGTTTTTGCAGTTCTGTTTCTGCTTCCTTTTGTCTTTGCTTATCAGTAAAGTCATCTCTTATTTTTTGAATAGCATCTAATCGTGTTTTTTCTTCTGCAACTTTCTTATCTTCTATTGCTTTCTGTTCTGCCGCTGCTGCTTTAGCTTCTGCACTTGCCTCTCTTGTTGCAGTTGTTACTTCTGCAGTAAGTGCTTTTTGTAGTTTAAGTCTTTGTGTTTCTTTATTTATTAAATCAGCTTTTAACTGTGCTTCTTCATCTAAATCAGCTTTATTACTTTTTGTTAAAGCATTTTCTACTTGTTTAGCTTGAAGCCTTATTCGAGCTACTTCTGTTTCTTTGTTTGCTAAATCTTCACTTATTGCACCAGCTTCTTTTAAAAGTTCTATTCTTTCTTCTGCTGTAAAATTTTCTTTGTCTGCTGCCTTTTCTCGTATCTCTGCAATCTTTCTTTCTGCCTCTGCTCTTTCTACGATTAAATCTCTTGCCATCTTTTCGGCTTTAGCTCTTTGGTCTGCTATCTTGGCTGCTTTAGCAGCATCATCCGCAACCTCTTTACCAAACTCCTTAACCGCATCAACAGCATTTCCAACACTATCTGTAACGCTATCAACACCAAGAGCAACTTTTCCTACTGCATCCGTAGCAACTTTTCCAGCCTCACTAAATTCTCCTTCAAATAGTAATGTTATTGCTTTTCCTAATTGGGGTATTAATTCAATTAAACCTTCAAACCTATTTGTTATATTTTCTTTTATTAGGTTAGAAAAGTCTAAAATTGCTTGTTTAGGGTCTTCAAATACTGATATAATTTTTTCGCCTAAATCAGCTAATAGGTCTAATAAGTTACCAGTAACGCTACCAATTACACCAAGTATTTTAGCAAACTTGTTTTGTCCTTCTTCTGACCTTGTAAACGCTTGACCTAAAGATGTAACAGCAATTAATAAAGCACCAATACCAGTAGCAAGTATAGCAACCCTTAAACTCTTAAAACTTGCAATTACAGAAGTTAAACTGCCTTTAAACGCTTTAAATTTAGATACTGCACCACCAGTAGCTTTGTCTACTGTGTTACCCATAGCTTGAGTAGAAGCGCCAGTATCTTTAACCTCTTTATTTACACCCTCAACTGCCTTTTCTAAATCATTGACATTTTTTTGTGCGCCTTTTGTATTTACATTTAAGTTAATTGTTTTCTCTACTGCCATTTTATTTCTTGTTTAAGTGCTTTGTATCCCTCTTTTAAAGTTGTAGGTAGTTTGTGTTTACCTTGTGCTATACGGATGTTTTCTGTTTCTCCGTTTGCGTATTTTAAGCTGTCTAATATTAACTTTATCATAACGTTGTTTCTGTTATAGTTGTATCGAATGAATAAGCATCAGCACCGCTTATACTGTATTTTGCTCTTACCCCTATATTGTATGTTGTGCCGCTTTCTAAACCAGTTATTTTCTTTGTTGTTACTGTGTTTGCTTCTGTTGAAAATACTCCACCATTTAAAATAATATCATACCCAACCACATTGCTAACTGCTGACCAAGTTATAGTAATAAAGTCTGTGCTTTTAGCTGAAACTGTAACTTGTGCTACTCTGTCTAAATAAGCAAACTGATTGTTGTTTATTTGACTTACAAACTCGCTTCTGTTATAAAGCTCTAATTCTGTTTTGTTGGTTAGTAGATTTGTTTTTATACTGTTTATTCTATATGCTTTGTTTGCTATAATTAATCTGTCTTTTAATTGTAGCTTTAGCAATATGCTTAAAGGTAAGTATGCGGTGTATTTGAATAACCTTGATGTTGGGTCAAACATTGTCTGCACATAATCAAAATAACCATCCTCAAATAAGTTAGTAGAATTACTTGGTATCTCCCCAAGAAACTCATCTGCTTCTAAACCAAAGTTCATCTGTAAGCGATTATTATAACCCCACCATCCTAATCCAGTCACATTACTTGGACGTCTATATGCAGTTGGTGTAAGACTACCTATTGTTAGTTCATCATCTATATTGGAATCGTATATACTTAAAAATATTAAAGGCTCTCCAATAGTAGGCTCAAACTGTTTATTTAAAAATGCACCTTGACCAATAAGAGTTAAACTATCGTCATCTATGTCTGTTAGCCTTTCATACATCATCTTTTCAAAAGGCAATTCTACTGTATAAGTACCGCCATCAAATTTATTATCCCCAAAATCTTCTTCTGCAAATGGTACGCCTTGTATCTCGTCTGATAACTGAACAAGGAAACTTTCTTTGCTTTTAAATTTAAAGTCCATTTTCTTGTACTGAAAGAGCCTATCCACAGTTGCCTTTTCCATATCTACATACTTTGTAATGTCGTAGCTATTTTCTTTATTGTAATATACTTTTGGCAACTCTACATTTATATTGTCTCCATCTTTATAGACAAGTAAATTAAACATCTTAAACAATCCACTTAAGAAGTCTATTACTTTCATCTCTGGCATTTGTCTACTTATCTCAAAAGTATTTTCCACATCTTGATTAGTAGGTGTATAATTAGCAATCCATTGTGTTTGAAAACCAGCTACAAATGGCACTTTGAGTTTATATTCAATAGCCAAATTTTGTGTCATTGTTATTGTGTTCTCGCTTTCAACCTCAACAATCAAATCCAATAATGACATATTATTTACAGAACTTGAAATAGCACCTAAATTTAAAAATTCTTCTTCAATATTAACTGTTCCAGTTTGATTTGTATATTGTTCTTGTCTAATCAAATCCCCATTACTACCTCTTTTAATTCTTACAGTATAATTCTCTGGAGTTGATGTTGTTATTGATAAAGTTGCTTTGTATTTTCTATAAACACCACCGCCACCAAAATAACCTAATAGATATAAACTCCTTACATCTGCAATATCTGAACCAGTAGCGTTGTAAGTATATGTTGGAGCTTCATCGTCTTGGTGTCTAAATCTGTTTACAGAAATGTTTACAGCACCATCTGGATTTGCATTTGTTACATAACCCTCATTTTTGTGCATCCACATATAAAAGTTAGAAAAATCAAAGGTGTTAAAAAACCCAGTAAAACTTAACTCTGGATATGTTCTTTCTATTGCCTCTATAATAGCCCTTAATCTTATGGCTGGTTTTAAGTCAGTATATAATAAACGAGTATTTGTAATTTTGTCTAAATAACCATTAGTAGATGAATATCGCATATTTTTACTGTGATGTATATTAGGTACTATTATATCATCGCTTCCATAATTAGAAATTAATGAGCTTGACCCAGCAGTAAAGAAGTTTACTATATTAGTTTCATTATATGTAAAGTTATAACTGTCAAGGTATTTCAAACCTTGTAAAGTTGTATCCCCTACAATCTCTTTTAACACCACTGCATCGCCAAAAAACACTACTTTGTATGCGTGTGCTTTATTGTCTTTTAATGTTACGCTTTTAAACTGTATCTTACCTTTCTTGTAGTCTATTCCGTTCAGCTTTATAACCGCATCGTGTTTAAATCGTGCATCGAAACTGTTAAGCACATTTTGGTTTTCGTAATGTCTAAATAGTTTGTTGTTGGTTTTAGAAGCTGGTAGATTAAACTGTTGGCTAAAAGGTGTAAATACCTTGCCTATGTCTTTAAGGTTTAGTATTGTGTCTGTTATAGTTATGCTCTCATCCTCAAATAAATCAGCTCTAAAGTAATCGCTTTCTATTATGTATTGGTCTGTATTAGGGCTTGTGAATAAATCAGCAGAAAGGCTCAATTGCGTATCGCTATCAATAGCTGTAATTGATGCAGTTAGATGTGTTCTTTTGTTAGTGACAATATCTCCTACATTTACGCTTGTATTAAACACACCAGTATTGTCTACAAGTTTATTAGATGCAAAACTAGTAACACCGCCCTCTAATCTATTGTACCCTTTTATATATAGTTCTATTATTTGCATCTAGCGTATGTTGTTAATAGTGTCAAAAGCAAATTCTACTTCTATTGTGTAGTTTATTAGTTTGTCGTTTAAGTGTGTTTTGTAGTTTAGACCACTGCTGCTTACGTTTATTGGTAATGTCTGTGAGTTTATCTCAATCCAACAATCTTCGCTTAACTGCATTTGTTTAAATACATCGTTGTATTCCTCTGGGTAAAACCCTGTGTTTAGTGTTAGCTTTTCGCTTCCGTTTTTAGTCAGTATCTTTTGCTGATGTCTACTTGTATTGTAAGAGCCATTAACAATAATATTACGCTTAAACTTTTCTGTTTTAGTAGTTAGTACCTCATTTGTTCTCTTAAAGAACCATATAGATTGTAAAGCACCATACTTATTTACAAAGGTTAATTTATAAGGCTGGTATTTACATTCCTCAATATCTTGTACTGTTATTATGGTTAGGTTACCATCTGCATCTGATACTCTTATTTCATCCACAGCCAATAATGCAAACTCATCTTCAAACGCAGTTAAACATACATTGCTCTCAAAAGTACCACCATCTTGTATAACCCTATCCTCAAACATATCAGCACCATTCACACCATTAGTGGCATATTTTATTTGTTCACCACTTGAGTTGTTAGCCGAACCAGTTAATGTTTTTAAAACCACTCCATTTAATAAATAAGAAATAGTAACAGTTTGGTCAAGATATACTGGCACAACCGCTGGAGTATCTGCTAACTTTAAAATAGTTCTGTTGCTTTGTAATACTGTGCTATCGTTTTTTGGGTTAGCACCATCCTCATAATAACCATACCCATCAAAGCCAGTTAATTGTGTGTAGTTTGTAAAGCTACCAGCTGCACCACCAATATAGTTTTTAGTTCTGTAGTCTACCCATACAGTTTCAGTTATGTAGTCCCCATCAAAAGTCTGTAGTAAATAATCCCTTACTATTTCGCTAATCTCAAAGGTTACATTTTCGGATACTGCAAAAGAAGTTAAAACAAATAAATTATTTCTGCTTGTTGTTTGTGTACCAGTATATACATACAGTTCCATATCTACTTGTGTTAATCTTGAAGCTGATATGTTTATGTAATATGGACTTCTTACGTTTATCTTGCTCATTTCTTTATGTTTACTTGTATTTGTTTCTCTAATCCTATTGAGTATGCTTGTACTAAATCATCTGGCAAACGCTTAAACGCTGCTTCAAATGGTTTTGTAAAAAACAAACTTGGCTTTATTCCTTTTTTATATATTGCTCTTGCTATTAAGTATTGTAAACTTTGTCTGCTTAAAAACTTACCGCCTTTGCCTCTTGGTGCTATACCTTTCCTAACTATCCATTTATCAAGTGCTTTTCTTGGTGGCATTTTAGTTGTATAGGAATAAGGTGTATTGTATTTCTTTTCTTTACCGCTTACCCCTCTGTCTTGAAACACACCATAATCAGCCATTTTAAAGCCCATAGACGTAGTATCTCCCTTTTGGGTTATGTCATACCCTAAACTGTTATAAAGTTCTTTAGAGCTGTTCTTTTTGCCTTTAGTTAGGTTGCTTCTACTTTGCTGTATAACGTATTTAGCAAACTTATTAAGTTCATCCCTTAAATACTTATCTGCTAACATATTGTAATATCATTCTTAACAAACACATTAAATGTAGCAGACCACCCAGCTAAACGATTGTCAAACCTTTCGTAAAACGGTTCAAGGGTTGCATCTCCATCTAATTGGTATTGGTCGCTATATAGTGTGCCTTTTCTTAACACCATTACTAACTTGTTTAATACTGCTAATTGTGTGTTTAATATATCTTGTTCGTTGTTATTCCCTCTAAATATGTCTGTTGTAGGTTCTTTGCTTTCGTCTACTATATCCATTGATAATACACTAATGTTAAACGTAAGCGTTTGCTCTTGTGTTGTAACGTTGTTTATTATAATGTGGCTTAATGGGAATATAGATTGCTTTGCTAAATCAATGTCGTATATATCGCCAGTAGTAACTGTGTTTACATTTACATCGCCAAGTAGTTGGTCTTTTATTGTTTCTGTTAGTAGGTAAAACCCTCTTATTCCAGTCTGGCTCATTTAAATTTACTTTTAATTTGTCTTGCTTCTATTTCGTTTTTTTCTTTAGTGTATGTTAAGTATGTTAAGCACTCGTGTACACCTAGTTTAGTGATATGTTCAAATTTTGTAATATCTCCGTTAGATAACCCATAGATTGAGTTGTACCACCCCCATTTGGCTGTGAAGTTAGATACTGCGCTAAAATCTCCTCGTTCTTCTTGTCCAAAGAGTTCAGCATAGCTATCGATAAGTCCTTGCCTAAATTGTAAAAAAAAACCACCGCACCAAGTACAGCATCTAAAGGCATATCTTTTGCCAGCTCGCTATTGTTAGGCTCGTAGTCTTTTATGGTGTATCTGCTTCCGCTTCTGTGTTCTATGGGTCTGTATAATACGTTTACAGCTCTATGTAGGTTATCGTTGTCCCCTATGAAAGTATCAAGGTCTACATACTCGCCAAAGGACATATCCTCAAGGCTTGGAATAAACCCATACTCAACACCATTCATTTTAAACATACTTATTAAATTGTGCTTTGTGTCAAACATACCATTTATAATACTGCATATCTCTACTATGTCTGTGGCTTTCATATTTCTAACCACTAACTCTGGCACGTTGCAGAATATCTCAATAGTCTTTAGTTGTAAGTCTGTTTCACTTAAATCAGACAGTTTTGCATACTCTTGGTACTGTCCTAAAGTTATCTCGTTGAGTGTTGTTGGTATTGTTAAATTAACTTTCATACTAATATATAAACGTTTTCAAATTATTTTAGTGGTTAATGTACTGCGTATTTGCCTCTGTTTGGGTTTTGTAGTTGATAGGCTACAGCATACCTAATAGCATCTATTAAGTGATTGTACTTATCTATTGGTGTGTTGCTCTTGCGTTCTAACCAGCAGTAGTTGTTTAGTTCTTTAATAAGGTTTGTACTGTCTGGGCTTATAACAAGGTCATAGTCTTGTAATAGGCTTATGCCATACGTTACACTACCTTGCCCTTTAATTGATGGCTTTACCATACACCCTTTTGCTTTTAGTTCGTTAAGTAGTCTTGGTTCTGCACTATCCCCTACTATTAAACCATCCTTTGCGTGTTTTAAGTTAAGGTCTGCTATTTGTGATGTTGTTAGTCTTGGTAGGTAGAAGCACTCTTTTAAATAGATTGTCTTTGTGCTTGTGTTTATGTTCACCTCAACAAGTGTACTTGGGTCTGCTGCAAATCCGTAATCTTGTCCCCACACGCTAACACCATACCTTTTAAACTCCCCTATTGTCCAGTTGCTAAATATAACCCCCTCTGCTTTGTTTAACCACGCACCTAACATTTGTTGTTTGTACTTGTCTGGTCTACGTTCACGCATCTGTGCTATCTGCTCTATATAGCTTTTAGATAGGTTGTCTATGTTGTCTATGTATGTGGTGTGTATGTAGGTTGTGTTGTCTTTAGTTATATTGCTTCCCTCTTGTACCCCTCTGTCCTCAAAGAAACGTTTGTATATAAAATGCTCTTTAGTTGTTGGGTTAAGTATTAATATAACTCTGTTCTGTAAGCCTTTCTCTCTTACTGATAAATCTATGGTGTCAAACTTCTGCTCGTCTGTTAGTTCTTCAGCTTCATCAACCACCCAAGTAGTAATGCCTTGTAACGATTTAAGGTTTGCGGTTTGGTCGCCGCTTGATGTCTTAATACCTCTGAATATTATTTTGCTACCAGTCTTTTTGTTTAGTATCTCGTCTTTAGTTATGTAAAAGTGTTCTATTGAGCCAAACTGTTCAAGCTTGTCTATAAACTCTGGTATGATAGATATATATGCAGATGTTAATGTATATCGTGTAAATAGTATTGTGTGTCCAGCTTCATAGGTAAGCATAACTAAAAGGGCGTTTACTGAAAATGACTTCCCAGACCCACGCCCACCAC